CCGAGCAGCCCCCCGCCGCCGGCGCCAGACGCCTTACTCTCGACGTCCTTCGCCCACTTCTCGACGTCCTTGGCGGCCTTGTCGAGGCCGGCTGAGAGGTTGTCGGCGTTGGCGGCCAGGACGATGCTCGCGCTGCCGATCGCGGTGCTACTTGCCATCGGGGTCCGGGGGTCTGCCGTGGGCGTCGAGGAAGGCCATCAGGGCGGCCCGGCGGGCGGCCCGGTCGTCGCCGAAGCTCGGGAGGATGTCGCGGGGGTGGACGGAGGAGCCCATCGCCCGGGCGGCCGCCGCGGTGCCTTGGGCGACCGTCAGCTCGAGCCGGTCGGAGGGGAGGCCGTTGGCCCTGGCGTAGTGCCGCCAGACCTCCCACTCCGCCGCGCTCAGCTCGAGGACCTCGGCGAGGGTGCGACCGAGGGCGAGTCCGAGCCGGCAGGCGAACTCGAGCTCGGGCCACCCGGCGAGGGCGCTTTTCCCGCGTCGTCCTCGCCCAGGCCGTTCAGCTCGATCACCCGTAGCGCCACCCGCTCGAGGACCTGGCCGTCGAGCTCGTTGGCCGCGGCGAGGTCCTCGCCCCGGAACATGAGGCAGCCGTTGGGGTAGCAGACGCTCCGCACGAACAGGCGGGCGTACAGCTCGGCCTTGCCCGCCTCGCCGGCGGCGCGGTGCTCGAGCTGGAACTCGGTCCGGGCCCGGGCACTGAAGGGGAGGAGGTGGAGGGTGATGGTGCGCCCCTCCACCACGACGGGGAACTCCACCGGCAGCCGGCGGAGCCCGGCGAGGATGTCTTCTTTGGTCATGGCCTTGGGGGGTCAGGGGGTCAGGGGCTGTCGGTGTGGAGCGCCGAGAGCATCACGGTGGTCTCGATCTCCTTGATCTCGTCGGCGACGATCTTCGTCGGCTTGTTCTGCTGGATGAACCCCGGGCAGATGCGGACGAAGTCGGCGTTGGCCGGGTCCTTGATCGTGACCTTGAAGTTGTGGGCGACGCCCTTCAGGTTGTTCAGGCGGGTCATCGTGGCCTGGTCGTACTCCCAGGTGAACTTCAGCTCGCCGGGGTCCTTGACGGTGGCGACCTTGGTGAGCACGCCGCCGGAGTTGAGGCGCTTGCTCACGGCCGCCCCGAGCATGGCGTCGGGGGCGTCGATGGAGACGAGGTTGGGGACGAGCTGGTAGGCGCCGGCCGCCCCGTCGTCGATCTCCACCTTGTCGCCCAGTCCGATCACGCTCATGGCTCACCTCAGCGGTTCACGGGTCCACTCGGCCCCGGGTCAGGCACCCTGCCTCTGGATCGAATAGCCCGTCGGGTCGAGCACGACGCCGGCGAGGCCGGCGTAGTAGGCGAGGTGGTCGGCCACGCACTGTGCGGCCGCGGCGGCGTCGGCGAAGTGCTCGGCGGAGTCGAGCGAGGTGATGATCACCCGACTCCCGAGGTGCTTGAGGTACCCCCACTCGACGATCGGGTTGCCGCCCCCGACGGTGACCGAGCCCGAGAACTGGACGGTGTAGTACATCGGTCCCTCACACGTAGGTCCGGCCGGTGCCGGAGTTCCACAGGTAGTCGACGTTCCCCTGCACGAGGGGCGCCTGGGCGACTCCCACGTCGTCGATCCCGCCCGCACTCGTCCCGGTGATGGCCACCCGAACGCCGTCGATCGTCCCGGCCGGCACGCCGGAGCGGGTATCCTGGAGGACGCCGTCTACCCAGGTCTTGACGCTCCCGCCCGACGCGCTCACCGCGACGTGGTGCCAGGCCGACGTCGCCAGGGTCCCGCTCGTGAACCCGGCCGCGTTGTTGACCCACGTCGCCACTGACGGGCTCACACCCGTCGTCGGCTGGATGGCGAGGATCGGGTTGCCCGAGGCGTCCATCCACCCCACGAAGGAGGCACCCGGCGAGATCCCCCCGCCGTTGGCGAAGAACCACAGGGACACCAGGAGGGCCGGCGGGACGGCCAACCCCAGACCCGTCAGGCTCGCCGTCAGTCTGACCAGACAGGCGGAACCGAACTTCACCGTCCCGCTGGTCGGGGTCCCGTAGGTGCCGCCCCCCAGGTTGTGAGCATTACCCGAGGCGTCGGTGCCGCTGCCGTTGAGCGGGTAGTAGCCGAACGCGGGCGGCGGGGTGAGCGGCGCCCAGAACATCTCGAACGGCCGGGCCACGGTGCGGATGCCGTCGTCGGTGACGTCCTCGGTGCTGTCGCCGGCGAAGGCCCCCTGCACGCCCTGGCTCGCATCCGCCCAGCCGCCGTCGGGACAAATCAGGTCGTGCACGGCGTTCGAGACCGCGTGGGCGCCCGCCTCGGTGTCGGCGTAGGCCGTGGCGGTCATGGTGTACCGGGCCAGCCGGCTCGTCCCGTTGAGCCGGTTCCGCGCCTCCTTGCCGGTGCGCTGGTAGGTGACGCACGGGAGCATCACCTCCTGGTCGGTCAGGGCCGGCGTGATCCGGTCGGCCACCAGTGCCTTGAGAGCCACACCGGAGGCCAGCCGGGCGAAGAACGCCTCCTCGGGTGTGGTCGGGACCGACACGTCACTTCCCCCTCGGGACCTTGACCGCCGCCTTCTCGATCGCCTTCTGCGTCTCGGCGGCGAGGACCTCGGCCGTCACCGCCGCGGCCCGGGCCTTCTGCTCCTTCCACCCCGGCGCGAGCCACGGGCGGGGCTTCGCCCCCGGGTGCCGCACGACCCCGCCGCCCTTCCCGCGGCGCAGGTCGTGCGGTTTCGCCACGCCCTCGACGATGTGGGCGGTCCTCGCCGGGACGTACTTGTAGGTCTTGCGTCCCTGCCGGACCTGCTTCTCGACCTTCACCCGGGGCCCGACGACGCAGTAGGCGAGCGTCCGGCCCCGCGTCCCCTTGACCGGCTTGATCCCGATCGCCTGCTGGAGCCCGCCGCCGTCGGCCTTCCGCCGCGGTGCCTTGGCCTTCGCCGCGGCCTGGACGAGCTTCGCGCCCGCCTTGACCGCCTTGAGGGTGATCGTCCGCTTCTTGGCGGTCGAGCTCACCGCCGCGAGGCCGGAGAGGTCGGTGATCACCCTCTTGACGCCCAGGCCGGCCACGTCAGGGGCCCCCGACGACGCTGACGTTGAGAACCTGGCTGGCGGTACCGGTCAGGTCGAGCGTCTTGTTCGAGGCGCCGACCGCCGAGGAGCCGCCGCCCGAGTAGAAGGTCACGTCGCCGCCGGGCGGGATCGTCACGCTGAACGAGGCGTCGAGGCCCGCGTAGCCGTTGGTCGCCCCCTTCTTCACCGTGATGCTGTTCGCGTTGGTGCTCGGGTTCGAGAACCGGATCAGCACCACCTTCTTGCCGTTGAGGCTGACCGCCGCCCCGCCCGGCCCGGTCAGGCTGGTCAGGTCGATCGTCACCGCGCCGGCGGAGAGCGCGAATTGCTGGTAGACCGGCGTGTCCACCCCGGGCGTCGTGTTCGGGTTCAGGTTCGCGGAGGTGTCGTACCCCGAGTGCGTCAGGTCCGCCGAGCCCGTCGCGGCGGGGTCGCCGGCCGTGATGGTCTCGACGGTGGTAATCTGGCTGCGGTAGCTGACGCTCTTGATCGTCATCGCCGGCCCCCTTACCTCTGGGTCCCGCCGCCCTGCACCTCGGTACAGTCGACCACGGTGTCGAGGCCGTCGCGGAACGTCCCGACCACCTCGAAGACCTGGCCGGTGTTCTCCCACCGCACCCGCTCGACTGCCGCGACCGCGACCCAGCCCCGGACCCGGAACCGCACCCGGCCGCGGCTACTCGCCATGCCGGGGCTACTCACCTGCTCGCTGTCCCCCGGCGCCTCCTGCTTCGCGAAGTGCTGGTCGCCGTCGGCCCAGGTCTGCTTCTGCTGGCCGAAGGTGTCGCGGGGGGCGAGCACGCGGCTGAGGACCGTCACCACCTGCCTCCGGTCCCCGACGGTCGTGCGGGCCACTAGCGGTACCCCTGCTGGTTGAGCATCTGGAAGAGCCGCAGGAACCCGGGCGGGGCCCCGATCTTCTGCGGCGCCTCCTCGTCCCCGCGGTTGACCCACCAGTAGGTGGTCAGCTGGAGGACCGCCTGCTTCACCCGTTCCGGGACGCTGTTGGCGTCCGCGTAGCCGGCGACGAACTGCACCTGAACCGTCGGGACCTGGCCGAACCGGACCACCGGCCAGAACTTCTGCGGGGCCGGCAGGACCAGGGGCGGCCGGTAGTTGAGCCAGGTCTGGTAGTCCGTCCCCGCCACCAGCGTCTGGAGCGTCCCGCCCGCGTCGTAATACTTCACGAAGTTGATCGCGCTCACCGGCCCGATCCCGATCCGCACCTGGCCGTCGGCCGGCCAGCCGGGCAGCTCCAGGAGGAGCGTCTGCTGGATCACCCGGATGCCGGCCTCGTCCTCGAGCATCTGCCGGGCCGCGGCGATCCAGAGCGTGAAGAGGGTGTCCTCGGTCGAGTAGGTGACCCGGGCGTTGAGCTTGGCCTGGGCGAGCGTCACCGGCTCGACGGCCGGGGGCGTGACGACCGACAGGGCGAAGCCCGGGACCGGCCCGGAGAACCCGAAGGAGAGCCACGGGAACGGGGCCGGCCAGGTGCTGCCGAGCGGGTCGGGTGTGAACGGGCTCGGCCCCACGGTCGCGGCCTCACTTCGGCTTCTTCGGCTTCTTCGGCTCCCCGGCCTTCGGCTCCGGCCGGCCGCCCGGGGTGACCAGCTCGGCGAGGCCCCACCGCACGAGGTCCTCGGCCAGGCCCGGGTGCGGGATCCTGACCTCGCCGGGGTCGTACCCGTTCCAGGGGTAGAGCAGTCGGAGCGTCACGCCGTCCATCGGGGCCTCACGCCATGAGCGGGTATTCTTCCCACGTCACCCCGACCGTCAGCTTCGGGCTCGTGCCGGCCGCGGCGATCGCCTGGAGCTGGTAGGTCGTGCCCGGCTCCAGGACGATCTCCCCGTCGAGGTCCTCCCACAGGTCGATCGGGTTGGTCGCCGTGGTCGCGAGCATCGCGTTCAGGGTGACGAACGGGCGGTAGGCGAGCGGCTGCACGACGGTGGCGTTGACCCGCGCGACCCCCACCGCGGTCGCCGGGTTGCCGACGTCGGCGCACTGGCTCGTCAGGAGCGTCCCGCCCGACGGCGCCGTCTGGGTGGTCGTGCTGAGCACGCAGTGGTAGAGGGTCCCGGCCCCGAGGGTGCCCGAGATGTACCCGACGTTCACCTTGGCGATCGCCAGCCGCTTGCCGGAGTTGGCGGGGTTGTAGAGGACGAAGAAGGCCGTCGTGCCCAGCGCCGTACCCGGGGCGATGCCGGTGCCCTGCTCGCAGGCGGTGAAGAGCATCCCGCGAACGGAGGCCTCGACATACTTGCCGTGCGCCATGGCCACGCACTGGGCGAGCGTCTGGTCCTCGCGGGCGTTGATGCCCGAGCCGGGCGTCCCCCGCGCCACCGCCACCCCGAGAGCCGGAATCATGGACACACCCCTGAGGCGTAAGGCCCGTGTTTCAACCCACGGCCGGCTTCACCGCCGGCCGCCACATCAGACCCGCATGACCGCGGCCGCGCCCTTGTCGGCGGCGAGCGTGGGCACCTGGGCCCCGCGGGACAGCTCGGCGACCGCCGTCAGGAACGTGCCCGAGGCGCCGTTGCCCGCGGTGGCCTGGAGCTGGAGGTAGCGCTTGCGGCCGCGCAGGTCGATCTCGAACTTCCAGACCTTGTTGCCGTCGGAGCTGGTCGGCAGGGCGCTGGCCGAGCCGGCGTCGTTGTTGTCGGTGCCGACCACCGTGCCGGTGATGTCGGTGCCGCTCGTGAGCGTGGTCGCGTTGGTCTTGGCGTCCGCCTCCTGGACCTTCAGCACGGCCATCGTGGCGTCGATCGAGCCGAGGACGGCCCAGATCTCCAGGTAGGCGAACCCCTGCGTGTCGATCACCTGGCTGGTGAACGCGGTGTTGTTGACGATCGCCGCCGGGCGGATCGCGTTGAAGACCTTGGTTGTGTTGGCCTCGTACACGGTCGCTTCCTCGGTCGAGAAGGTGGCGGCCCCGCGGGCGCCGGCCGCCGGGCGGGTGGCATCAGCCGAGCTTCAGGCCCATCACCGGGCCGCCGGGGGCGTTGGTGTCGGCGAGCGGGTCGATGATCGTGTGGCAGTTGATGTCCACCCGCTGGGTGCCGAGGATCGTCATGAGCTGCTTGGTGAAGTCGTCGTTCTCGTAGCCGCTCTGCACCGTCCGCCCGCGGCGGTCGCCCACCTTCACGGCCATCGACAGGTCGGCGAAGATCACCGCAATGTTGCCGCTCGAGGGCGCCGCGGGCATGACGTTGACGAACTCGACCGGGTAGCCGAGGTACGCCCGCTCCGGGCCGGCGGCGATGTCGGTCACCCGGTTCCCGCCGCCGGCGAGCTGCAGGGCGCTCATCGACTGGGCCCAGACCTGCTTGTGGCAGAAGAACCGCCAGTCGGCCCCCGGGTAGTTCGGGGCCTTGCCGACGAGGTTCAGGAAGTCGGCGTTGGTGAGGGCCGAGACGGTCGTGTGGCCGGTGGCGGTCACCACGCTGTTGGCGTTGGCGGAGAGGCCGAGGGCGGTGATGAGGCCGGTGATCCCGCCGTAGGTCGATGTGCCGTCGCCGTTGAACCCGGCGTTGTCCTCGGCGAGGTAGAACGCGCGGGCGATGTTGACGGTGACCTTCTCGGCCAGGTCGATCACCGCGTCCTCGGAGAGCTGCCGGGCGATCTTGGTCAGCGCGCCCAGGTCGCGGGCGACGAGCTGCACGGCGTTCCACGCGGGGTCGCTCGACGTCGGCTTCTGGCCGCGGCCGATCCAGTAGGCGGTCATCGCGGCCGACCACCGCGGGCTGGTCTGCGTGTCCGAGGCCATCGGCACGACCTCGGCCAGCCGGCGGAGGACGCCGTAGGCGAGGGTGATCTCGATGACGCGGGTCTCGATCACGTCGGGCACGAAGAAGCCGCCCGACTGGTTCGAGAGGCCCGTCAGGTTCGCCTGGGGCCCCGACGCATTGGGGTCGCTGACGAAGTCCAGCCCCAGCTCGCGGGCCCGGGCGATACTCGGCTGGTGGCCGAAGAGGGCCCCGGCGTACCAGAGGCCCGCTGCGTAGGCCTCCCGCTCGCCGTCGGGCCCCTTGAACGCCTCGAGGCGGCCGTGGCGCTTTGCGCGGGCCGGGACGCGGACGCGGGCGGCCTCGAAGCCGTACCCGTCGTCGCCGTCCTGGTGGACGCCCTGGGCGGGCCGGTGCGGGTTGAAGGGGGCGTCGATGACGGGGCGGGTGGCGGGGCCGGCGGACCAGTCCTGGTCGGCGGAGAGCTTCGCGGCCCGGTTGTACTTCTCG